TGCGGAGATTCCACAAAGAAGGAAACCTACGACACTCTGATGGGCGACATCAAGGCCAACCTCGTGATCACGGACCCGCCTTACAATGTGAACTATGAAGGCTCTGCCGGGAAGATCAAGAACGACAACATGGCAAATGACGCCTTCTATCAGTTCCTGCTCGATGCATTCACCAATATGGAAGCCGTCATGACCGGTGATGCTTCCATCTATGTGTTTCATGCGGACACCGAAGGGCTGAACTTCCGCAGGGCTTTTGCTGATGCAGGTTTCTACCTCTCCGGCTGCTGCATCTGGAAAAAGCAGTCGCTGGTGCTCGGACGCTCTCCGTACCAGTGGCAGCATGAGCCGGTGCTCTATGGCTGGAAGAAAAACGGCAAGCACCAGTGGTACACGGGCCGTAAGGAAACCACCATATGGGAGTTTGACAAGCCCAAGAAGAACGGCGATCACCCGACCATGAAGCCGATTGCGCTTTTGGCATATCCGATCATGAACTCCTCCATGAGCAACGCTGTGGTTCTGGACCCCTTCGGCGGTTCCGGCAGCACACTGATTGCCTGTGAGCAGTCGGATCGCATCTGCTATACCGTGGAGCTGGACGAGAAGTTCTGCGACGTCATCGTGAAGCGATACATCGAACAGGTCGGCTCCTCGGATGGTGTGACGGTGCAGCGTGACGGCGTGACTTTCCGCTTCGACGAAGTAGCTAATGTAGACAATTGAGGCTCCTGTTTTTCTACGATAATCGGTACATATATTTCGCTGAAATGACTTGCTATTCTGTAGCTTCAGAGTGATATATACAGTACCAAAAAAACAAGGAGGTAATCCCATGAAAGAACTACACTACAACGTCACCGGGCAAGACCGCAAAGAACTGGTCGGCATCATCTCCAAGGTGGTCGGCGTGAAGGCCGTCTACAAATTCATGCCCACCTGCGCCTTCGTCATCAACAACATCACCGTTGAGAAAGACGGCACGATGGTCTGGGACGAGCGCACGGATCAGGACACCATTGAGGCGGTCATCATCGCCCTTGCCGCAGCCGGATTCAACCCGGTCAAAGACAAGGCCGAAACCGAAGAGACAGGCCTTACGATTGAGATCCCGCTCGAAAAGGTCTCGGTCGGAAACCTCACCAAACTGCTGGATGCCAAAGGCGAGCTGATCAAAAAGGCCCTCGGCGTCGAGGACATCCGCATTGAGCTCAAGGAAGATCGCATCGCCTTCCCGTGGTTTAAAGAGCTGCCCTCTCCCGAAGAGATCAAAGCCTACTCGCACTTCATCGCAACCTTGTGTGAGATGGCACTAAACCAGAAGCGCATCACCGCTAAGGAAAAGCCGGTCGACAACGACAAGTACGCATTCCGCTGCTTCCTTTTGAGGTTGGGCTTCATCGGTGAGGACTACAAGGCCGAGCGCAAAATCCTGCTCCGCAACCTCTCCGGCTCCTCGGCCTTCAAGAGCGGCGCAAAGAAAACAGAGGTGGAATCATGCGAGTGATTTCAAAAGCGGCCCTTGAGGGCTTACGTCGCCGGTACAAGCCCGGTACACGAGTGGAGCTCCTGCAGATGGACGATGTTCAGGCTCCTCCCATCGGGACGAAAGGAACGGTCCTCGGCGTGGACGACATCGGTTCCATCATGGTCGCATGGGACAATGGCTCCGGCCTGTCAGTCGCATACGGCGCAGACCTTTGCAGGGTGGTGAGCGGCGATGAATGAGACGATCAAAAAGCAGATCCTCGCCATCCGGGACACCGGCCTGACGAATATGTTTGATACAAACATGGTGCAGCGGCTGGCCTACGAGCGAGACTTCTATGAGCTGGTGGTTTTCATCGAGGAACATCGCAAGGAATATGTGCATTTCATCCTCTACGGAGAGGCATAAAGTACACAATTCCATGCCCGAATATTTGTGTAGAATATTTCGGTTTATATCGCAGAAATGACTTGCTATTTCAGGCGTTTAGAGTGATATATACACTACCGAAAGGAAATACACACAAACGGAGGAAACCACGATGCGTTACATCGACCATACCAACTGCAAGACAGCCTTTGAAAAGGGCGAAGACCACGAGATCCAGAGCCTTGGAAAGCTCACCCGCACGGCCACCAAGATTGCCGAAGCAAATGGCCTCGGAGTTCTGAAGAACCGTCAGGGCTACTACAGGATCATCAAGAAGAGCGGCCTCGGAGCCTACGGAGACGTCCTTTCCAGCCTCGCTGAGGTTGACGCCTTCTTCAAGAACCTCGACAGCCACAAGGCCACGAAATATTAAGGAGGGACCGACGATGATTAGACTGGAAAAGTTTTACGATCTGATCAGCCGCAATGCCACGGTGACGCTGACAAACCGCCAGCTCGACACCACCTTCTTTGAGGGCAGCATGCGAGACATTCCGGACCATTTCAGCAACTGCATAGTCGAAGACTTCTGCGTATCCAACACCGGCGACTTCCTTTTCAAGATCAAAGTCAACCCGGTCCCCGCAAACGAGGAAAAACGCCTCTGGCACGAAGGCAGCCTACGGGTCCACGGCAGCATCTTCCATTACTGGTTCAAGCAGTACGACGAAGGCTCCGAGTTCGGAATCGACGGCGGCAGGATTTCCAAGCTGATGCTTAAGCGCAATGGCGAGATCGTTTGCAACTACGACAGGGGCTGGGATGTTCAGCCGGTCGACGAAGACACTCAATTTGCCTACGAAATATTGGTACATACCGAAAACTTCTAAACCACGGTAAAGTAAATACCCTTGGGACATGAGCCGCTCGGCTCTGTTCCTCGTTATGACGGTCGCTTCAGGCGGCTATTTTCTATGCCTTTTTGGAGGTGATAACACTTGAGGCGAATGAAAAAATACACACCGACGAAGTTCAAGACAAAAGACTCCGTCTATGACAAGGCCAAGGCTGACTACGCTGTCTCGTTCATCGAGTGCCTCTGTCACACCAAAGGTACATGGGCAGGAAAACCCTTCACGCTGATCGACTGGCAGGAGCAGATTATCCGGGACATCTTCGGAATCATCAAGCCCAACGGATACCGGCAGTTCAACACCGCCTATATTGAGATACCCAAGAAGATGGGTAAATCGGAGCTTGCGGCTGCGGTCGCACTTCTGCTCACATGCGGCGACGGTGAGGAACGTGCGGAGGTCTACGGCTGCGCTGCGGACAGACAGCAAGCATCGATTGTTTTTGAGGTCGCCGCCGATATGGTCCGAATGTGTCCGGCCCTCAACCGTAGGGTCAAAATCCTGACGGCCACAAAGCGGATCGTGTACCTGCCGACAAACAGTTTCTATCAGGTGCTGTCAGCAGAAGCATACTCGAAGCACGGCTTTAACATCCACGGCGTGGTGTTCGATGAGCTGCACACCCAGCCCAACCGGAAGCTCTTTGATGTTATGACCAAGGGCTCCGGTGATGCTCGTATGCAGCCGCTTTACTTCCTTATAACCACAGCGGGTACGGACACCAAATCTATCTGCTACGAGACGCACCAGAAAGCGAAGGACATCATCGAAGGCCGCAAGATTGACCCCACATTCTATCCGGTTATCTACGGGGCCGATGAGGACGACGACTGGACGGACCCGAAGGTCTGGAAGAAAGCAAACCCCTCGCTCGGCATCACGGTCGGCATCGACAAGGTAAAGGCCGCCTGTGAGTCTGCAAAGCAAAACCCTGCCGAGGAAAACTCCTTCCGGCAGCTAAGGCTCAACCAGTGGGTCAAACAGGCTGTGCGCTGGATGCCGATGGAAAAATGGGACCGCTGCGCTTTTGCTACAAACGAAGATGACCTCAAAGGCCGTGTCTGCTATGGTGGACTGGACCTTTCGTCTACCACAGATATTACCGCTTTCGTGCTGGTCTTTCCTCCGCTGGACGAGGACGACAAGTACATGATCCTGCCGTATTTCTGGATACCAGAAGAAAACATTGACCAGAGGGTCAACCGGGATCACGTCCCTTACGATGTGTGGGAACGACAAGGTTTCCTGCAAACCACCGAGGGCAACGTGGTTCATTATGGATATATCGAAAAGTTCATCGAACGGCTTGGCGAACGGTTCAACATCCGTGAGATCGCCTTCGACCGCTGGGGAGCCGTGCAGATGGTCCAGAACCTTGAGGGTATGGGCTTCACGGTCGTCCCCTTCGGACAGGGCTTTAAGGATATGAGCCCTCCGACCAAAGAGCTGATGAAGCTGGTCTTGGAAGAGCGCATCGCCCACGGCGGACATCCGGTGCTTCGCTGGATGATGGACAATATTTATGTGCGGACTGATCCCGCCGGTAACATCAAGCCGGACAAGGAAAAGTCTACAGAGAAAATCGACGGTGCCGTGGCAACTGTCATGGCCTTGGACCGTGCCATCCGGTGCGGCAACGATACGACCGAGAGCGTCTATGACACTCGTGGTCTTTTATTTTTGTGAAAGGACGGTGATGTGATATGGGTATTTTCAGTGGACTATTCAAATCCAGAGATAAGCCCACCGACAGCACAGTCGGCTCTCGCTACACCTTTTACATGGGTGGCAGCACCTCCGGAAAAACGGTAACAGAACGCAGTGCCATGCAGATGACTGCGGTTTACTCCTGCGTCCGTATTCTGGCCGAAGCTATCGCAGGGCTCCCGCTTCATGTTTACCGATACAACAGCGACGGCGGCAAGGCAATGGCGCTCGACCATCCGCTCTACCGCTTGCTCCACGATGAGCCGAACCCGGAGATGAGTTCTTTCGTGTTCCGGGAAACCCTCATGACGCACCTTCTTCTCTGGGGCAACGCTTACGCGCAAATCATCCGCAACGGTAAAAATGAAATCGTTGCTTTGTATCCGCTTATGCCCAACAAGATGTCGGTGGACAGGGACGAAAACGGTCGGCTGTACTACACCTATTATCGTGGCTCGGACGAAGCCATCAAGAACAAGGAGTTTGCCGTAACGCTTCATCCCTCGGATGTACTCCACATACCGGGACTCGGCTTTGACGGTCTGGTCGGCTACAGCCCCATCGCTATGGCAAAGAACGCCATCGGCATGGCGATTGCCTGTGAAGAATACGGTGCAAAATTCTTCGCCAACGGTGCCGCTCCGGGTGGTGTGCTGGAACACCCCGGCACGATCAAAGACCCGCAGCGTGTGCGGGAGAGCTGGCAGTCCACCTTCGGCGGCAGCGGCAATGCAAACAAAATTGCCGTATTGGAAGAAGGCATGAAGTACACGCCCATCGGTATCTCGCCGGAGCAGGCGCAGTTCCTCGAAACACGCAAATTCCAAATCAATGAAATCGCTCGAATTTTCCGAGTCCCGCCCCACATGGTCGGCGACCTGGAAAAGTCGAGCTTTTCTAATATTGAGCAGCAGTCCTTGGAGTTCGTGAAGTACACCCTTGACCCCTGGGTCATCCGCTGGGAGCAGTCCATTCAGCGGTCACTCCTTTCGCGGGACGAAAAAGCCGTGTATTTCGTGAAGTTCAATCTGGAAGGCTTGCTTCGCGGCGATTACCAAAGCCGCATGAACGGGTACGCCATCGGCCGCCAGAACGGCTGGATGTCCGCAAACGACATCCGGGAGCTGGAAAACCTCGACCGTATCCCGGCAAAGGACGGCGGCGATTTGTACCTCATTAACGGCAATATGCTCCCGCTGAAAAATGCGGGTGCTTTTGCAGATACACCTACCGATGACGGAAAGGAGGAAAAAACCGATGAAGAAATTCTGGAATTGGAAGAACCAGACGGAGACAGTGGAACGGACGCTGTTTCTGAACGGAACCATCGCCGAGGAAAGCTGGTTTGACGATGATGTCACGCCGCAGCTTTTCAAGGACGAGCTCATGTCCGGCAGCGGAAACATCACCGTGTGGATCAACAGTCCCGGTGGTGACTGCGTGGCGGCGGCTCAAATCTACAATATGCTCATGGACTACAAGGGTGATGTGACGGTCAAGATTGACGGTATTGCCGCATCCGCAGCGTCCGTCATCGCTATGGCAGGCACGAAGGTGCTGGTATCTCCCGTGTCCATGCTCATGATCCACAACCCCATGACGGCAGCATTCGGCAATTCGGAGGAAATGCAGAAAGCCATCGAGATGCTCTCAAGCGTTAAGGATTCCATCATCAACGCCTATGAGATCAAGACGGGGCTTTCCCGTGCCAAGCTCTCGCACCTCATGGATGCCGAAACTTGGATGGACGCAAACAAGGCTGTAGAACTCGGCTTTGCGGACGGGATCATGAGCCGTGCCGATGAGACCGAGGATATGGTAGCACCCACAGTTTCCATGCTGTATTCCAAGGCGAATGTGGTGAATTCTCTCATGGAGAAAGTTGCCGCAAAGTGCGCCATTGACCCCAAACCTACCGTGCCAGAACACACGGGACGCTCTGTGGACGAACTCAGAGCCAAGCTGAACACCATCAAAAACTACATTTAATATGGAGGTATTTCAATATGACTATCGTTGAACTGCGCGAAAAGCGCGCCAAGCTGTGGGCTACGATGGAGGGCTTCCTCGACACCCACCGCGACCGAAAAGGCGTTCTGTCCGCCGAGGACGATGCCGTTTACGCCAATATGGAGAAGGAACTGAACGATCTCACCAATGAGGTCAGACGCATGGAGCGCCGCGACGCTATTGCCGCAGAGCTTGCCAAACCCGTATCCTCTCCTATCACCGAGCAGCCCCAGAAAGCGACCGGTGAAGCCAAGACCGGCAGAGCGTCTAACGCCTACCGCGAGGATTTCGGTCTGCATCTGCGCGGCAAACGTATGCTCCACAATGTGCTCTCCGAGGGCGTGGACGCCAACGGCGGCTATCTCGTCCCCACGGAGTTTGAGAAGTTCATCGTGGACACGCTCAAGGAGGAAAATGTGATGCGCCGTCTGTGCAAGGTCATCACTACCGATAACGAGCGTAAGATCCCCGTTGCAGCGACCCATTCCACCGCTGCGTGGACTGCTGAAAATGCTGCCTACACCGAGAGCAATCCCACCTTCGCACAGAAGACCATTGATGCCTACAAGCTGACCGACCTTGTGAAGGTAAGCATTGAGCTTCTGGACGACAGTGCCTTCGATCTGGAAGAGTACATCGCCCGTGAGTTTGCCTACGCCTTCGGTGCTGCCGAGGAACAGGCATTCTGCGTCGGCACCGGTACGGGTCAGCCCACCGGCCTGTTCACTGCAAACGGCGGCACGGTCGGTGTTACCGCAGCCAGTGCGACCACTGTTACCACCGATGAGGTGATTTCCCTAATCTATGCGCTGAAAGCACCTTACCGCAAGAATGCCAAGTTCCTGATGAACGATGCTACTGTTTCCGCACTTCGTAAGCTGAAGGATTCCAACGGTCAGTATCTGTGGCAGCCCTCCCTGCAGGTGGGTCAGCCGGACAGACTGCTCGGTTACGAGATTTACACCAGCCCGTATGCTCCCACGCTGGCGGCAGGTGCGCTCTCCATTGCCTTCGGCGATTTCCAGAACTATTGGATCGCTGACCGCACCGGCAGAACCGTTCAGCGTCTGAACGAGCTGTATTCTACCAACGGTCAGGTCGGCTTTGTTGCCACCGAGCGTGTGGACGGCAAGATCATCCTGCCGGAGGGTATCCAGCTTCTGAAGATGAAGGCGTCTTGATGAAAGGAGGCGGCGGTGATGGACGAGCTTCTTTCCAAAGTGAAAGCCAACCTTATCCTGGAACACACGGCGGATGATGCCTTGCTGAAAAGCTACATCACCGCCGCTGTTTCTTACGCCGAAAGCTACCAGCACATCCCGGAGGGGTTCTATAAGGAGAATCCCATGCCAGCCACCACAGAGCAAGCCGTCATTATGTTGTCATCCCACTTCTATGAAAGCCGGGATGGCAGCACGGGCGGCTTCTTTGCGGATAACACCGGAGCGGCACAGCAGGTGTGGAAGACGGTCAATCTGCTGCTCCGCTTGGATAGGCGGTGGCAAGTATGAGTTTCGGAAAGATGAACGGCTTTGCCGACATCGTAAAAATCCGCCAAGTCAAGGACAGCGAGGGCTTCACCCATTCCGAGAATGAAGTCCTCGCTTCCGTCCGTGTATACCGGGAAGGTCGGCACGGCAGTCAGCGGTGGGCAAACCTCGCTGCATTCAGTGAAGCGACCGACCTCTTCCGCTTTCGGTGCATTCCGGGGCTGACGGTCACTACCGACCAGTTTCTCATCTGCGATGATTGCCGCTACGACATTGTGTCCGTGGAGGATGTAAAGGGCCGTGGAATGTACATTGAGGTACTGGCAAAAAAGGAGGTGCCGACCGTTGGCAAAAGCTGAAATGAAAATGCCGGAGGATTTCCTTCTAAAGATATCCAAGCTCGGCAGCAACTTTGACAGCGTTGCGGATACCGTCCTGCAGGCCGGTGGCGAGGTGGTTCTCGCTAAGGTGCGCAGTAACCTCTCCTCCGTGGTGGGCAGAGGTACGAAATACGACTCCCGCACCACGGGTGAACTGGCGGGTGCGCTCGGTCTTTCTCCCACTAAGCTGAACCGGGACGGCAACCACGACATCAAGGTCGGTTTTGCCGAGCCACGCTCGGACGGCGGCAGCAATGCCAAGCTGGCCAACATCATCGAATACGGCAAGCACGGTCAGCCTGCAAAGCCGTTTCTGAAGCCTGCGAAAACGGCATCCCGGCAGGAATGCATCGATGCCATGACCAAGGCGCTGGATGAGGAGGTGGAAAAGCTGTGAGTCTTCTATCCGATTTACAAACCATCGCCGAGCATTGCGGTGTTCCAGTGGAAACGGGTGTGTTCTCCGGCAAAGCACCGGACACCTATCTGGTCATCACGCCGCTGTCGGACAACTTAGAGCTTCACGCCGACAACGCCCCAGGTTGCGAAACGCAGGAGGCACGGCTGTCCCTCTTCACAAAGGGCAGTTACACCAAACTGAAAAATGACCTTGTCCGCGCCTTGCTTGGTGCGGACTTTTATATTACCGACCGCCGGTATATCGGCTTTGAGACCGAAACCGGCTACCATCACTACGCCATTGACGTGGCGCAAATCTACGAACTGGAGGAATAAATTATGGCGACTATCGGTCTTGACAGACTTTATTACGCAAAAATCACCGAGAACGATGCCGGTGAGGAAACCTACGGTACGCCGTCCCAGCTTGCCAAAGCCATCTCCGCTGACCTTTCGGTGGAACTGGCAGAGGCGACGCTATACGCCGACGACGGTGCTTCGGAGATCGTGAAGGAATTCAAATCCGGCACGCTGTCCCTCGGCATCGACGATATCGGCTCTGCGGCGGCATCCGACCTTACCGGTGCGACCATTGACAAAAACAAGGTGCTGATTTCTGCATCCGAAGACGGCGGCGACCCCGTGGCGGTGGGCTTCCGGGCTAAGAAGTCCAACGGCAAGTATAAGTATTACTGGCTGTACCGCGTGAAATTCGGTATTCCGGCGACGAACCTTGCCACCAAGGGCGACAGCATCACCTTCTCTACACCCACTATTGAAGGCACCATCCTGCGCCGCAACAAGGCAGACGCAGGCGGCAAACACCCGTGGAAAGCGGAGGCTTTGGAGGGCGATGTGACCGCAGCGACCATCACGAACTGGTATAAGGAAGTCTACGAGCCGACTTATACTACAACTCCCCAGAATCAGGGCTAACGGAGGTAACGCACAATGGATAACGAAAGAACCGCAGTCATCACTATCGGCGACGAGGAGTACACGCTGCTCCTCACAACCAAGGCCACCAAGGAGATCGCCGGTCGCTACGGCGGTCTGGAAAACCTCGGTGAGAAGCTGATGAAGTCCGAGAACTTTGAAATGGCCATCGGAGAGATCGTGTGGCTTATCACGCTTCTGGCAAATCAGAGCATCCTCGTCCACAACCTCAAGGATAAGGAACACCCCAAGGAGCTGCTCACCGAAGATGTGGTGGAGCTTCTGACCACGCCTCTCGACCTCGCCGGATACAAAACTGCCATTACGGAGGCGCTGTATAAGGGCACCAAGCGGAATGTGGAAAGCGAGAAAGACTCAAAAAACGCATAAGTCGGGTAACAGTCTCCGATGCGGAGCTGTTTACCCGGCTTCTCTATTACGGCCTTGCCCACCTTCATCTCAGCCAGGATGAGGTGTGGCTGATGCCGTTCGGTCTGCTGCTGGATCTATGGGAGTGCCACAAGCAGTATAACGGGCAGGCTGTTCCTGCTCACGAACACTACATTGACGATATTATCCCGGACGGCATTTAAGGAGGTGACGGTACATGGCAGACAGTTTCGGACTGAAGATCGGTCTTGAGGGCGAAAAAGAATTCAAGAAAGCACTGGCGGACATCAACCAGGCTTTCAAGGTGCTCGGCTCCGAAATGAAGCTCGCCACCTCTCAGTTCGAAAAGAACGATAAATCCGTGGAGGCTCTCGCCGCACGGAATAAGGTGCTGCGAAAAGAGATTGATGAGCAGACTACAAAAATCGACACTCTTCGCAAGGCTCTGCAGAATGCCGCCACCTCTTTCGGAGAGAACGACCGCCGCACCCAGAACTGGCAGATCCAACTCAACAATGCCGAAGCCGCCCTCAACGACATGAACCGGGAGCTGGACGAAAATGAGAAAGCCATCAAGGAGGGCGGCAAAGCCGCAGAGGAATCCGGCAGTAAGTTTGAAGGCTTCGGCAAAGTTCTCAAAACCGTAGGTGTGGCACTCGGTGCAGTTGCCGTTGCCGCAGGTGCCGCCGCCGTGAAGCTCGGCAAAGAGGTCATCGCCGCCTATGCAGACTACGAGCAGTTGGTCGGCGGTGTTGACACCCTGTTCAAGGACTCCTCGCAGGAGATCCAGCGGTATGCCGCCAATGCATACAAAACGGCAGGACTTTCTGCCAACGAGTACATGGAGACGGTCACGGGCTTTTCCGCAAGCCTGATCCAGTCCCTCGGCGGCGATACCGAGAAAGCCGCAAAGTATGCGGATATGGCAATCACGGATATGTCCGATAACGCCAATAAGATGGGCACGGATATGTCCTCCATTCAGAATGCCTACCAGGGCTTTGCCAAGCAGAACTACACCATGCTCGACAACCTCAAGCTGGGCTACGGCGGCACAAAGCAGGAAATGGAGCGTCTGCTTGCCGATGCGGAGAAGATATCCGGCGTCAAGTATGACATCTCCTCCTACGCAGATGTGGTGGAAGCCATTCATGTCATGCAGGAGAGCATGGACATTGCCGGTACGACCGCAAAAGAAGCGGAAGCCACTATTTCCGGCTCTGTCAATGCGTTGAAATCCGCCGTATCGAACCTCATCGTAGGCTTCGGCGATGCGGACGCTGACATGGAGCTGCTGTGCAACAACATGGTGGATGCCTTCAAGACTGTGGTGGCAAACATCACCCCGGTCATTGAGAACATCGTGGCGGCTCTGCCCACGGCGCTGGACGCTCTGCTGACGGCTGTGGGTGAATTGCTGCCCACACTGCTGGAAGCAGTCACCGAACTGTTCTCACAGGTGCTGGAAACGCTGCTTTCTTTGTTTCCGCAGCTTATCCCGGCGGCGGTGTCCGCACTCATGACCATCGTGAACACGCTGATTGAGAATCTGCCCCTGCTTATTGAAGCGGCGGTTCAGTTGGTGTCTACACTTGTGACAGGCATTGCGGATGCACTGCCCACGCTCATCCCGGCAGCGGTGCAGGCAATCGTCACCATCGTACAAGGTCTGGTGGACAGTCTGCCGATGCTCCTTGACGCAGCCCTACAGCTTATAACAGGGCTTGCCCAGGGACTAATGGACGCACTGCCCGTGCTGATCGCCGCACTGCCGGAGATCATCAACGGCATCATTACCTTCTTACTGGATTCGATTCCGCAGATTATCGAGACAGGCATTCAGCTTCTGACCTCGCTTGTTGCCGCATTGCCGGATACCATTACGGCAATCGTGGAAGCAATCCCGAAAATCATTGATGGAATTATCACTGCCGTGCTGAATGCCATACCGCTCATTATTCAGGCAGGCATCGACCTGCTGATTTCGCTGATACAGGCTTTGCCGCAGATCATCACGACCATCGTGCAGGCCATTCCGCAGATCATCTCCGGCATTGTCAATGCGCTGGTCGGAAACATCGATAAGATCATCATGGCAGGCGTTCAGTTGTTCGTTGCCCTGATTGAAAACCTGCCCACCATCATCGTGGAGATTGTCAAGGCTGTGCCGCAGATCATTGCAGGCATCGTGAAAGCCTTCGGCTCTCTGATGTATAAAATTGTGGAGATCGGCGGCAACATCGTCAAGGGACTGTGGAGCGGTATTACCCAGCTTGCCTCATGGCTGTGGGACAAGGTGTCCGGGTGGATCTCTTCCATCTGGGACGGTATCTGCGATTTCTTCGGTATCCACTCGCCCTCAAAGGAAATGGCATGGGTCGGTGAAATGCTGGTCAAGGGTCTTGCAGGCTCCATTGACGACAACGGCGATGAAGCGGTCAAAGCCGCCGAAGGTATGGCCGAGGACATCAACGGCGTCATGGGTGACCTTGCCCACGATATGCAGACGGCTCTGCCCACCGACTTTGACGTGAACGGTTCGATCCGTTCTGCGGTGGACGGCGTGGTCGGTAAGGCGGCATCCGCTTTCACCATTGCCCTGAATATCACGAATTTCAACAATTACAGCAGTGAGGATATCCGTCAGCTCACCAACGAAGTCATGGAAACGGCGAATCAGTTCGCCCAGCGGAAAGGAGTGGTATTCGCATGACCTCTTTTACCTACAACGGAAAATGCTCTGCCGATTTCGGTCTGCATATTGAGAAAAAGGATGTGTTTTCCGCACCGGAATACGCTGCGGAGTTCATCTCTATTCCCGGTCGGAGCGGCGACATCATCAATCCGAACCGCCGCTTTGCCAACATCAAGGTGAGCTACACGGTGTTCCTCGCACGGAAGAACGTAGCCGCCCTTGCCGCCGTCCTGCGGGACATCAAGGGCTGGCTGTATTCCGAGCCGGACAGATACCATGAGCTTACTGACTCCTACGATGCGGAGTATTTCCGCTACGGCGTCATCTCCGGCAGTCTGGACATTGAGGAACAGCTGAACAAGGTCGGCAGCTTTACCGTGACCTTCAACTGCAAGCCGTATAAATACAGCTATGCGGGGCAGGAAACGGTGTCGGCTGACAGTTCTGAACTGACGATTGCAAATCCGACTGCCTTTGAGAGCCGACCGTATATCAAGCTCTATGGCAACGGGACGGTGGTAATAATGATACAGCCCCAAGGCCGTGGCATGATGATTTCCAATCTGGATGAGTACATTGAAATCGACAGTGAATTGATGAACTGCTTCAAAGACACCATCCTCAAAAACGATAAGGTTAAGGGTACGGAGTTTCCCGTTCTCAAGCCGGGTGTTTGCACCATCAACTGTACCGGCGATGTAACGAGAATCGAGGTCATTCCAAGGTGGTGCTGTCTGTAAGGTCGTTCCTGATTGTAAGCGGTAGAAAAACTCAAAAAGACATGGGGTCTAATGCTTTTAAAAAGAACGAAAAAACGGAATTTACCTCTATTCAAACATACAAGCTCTTGACAATAAAGCTCCTATATAGTATAATTTAATAAACTACTATATAGGAGCATTTGCATGAAAACAAATGGCGGATTTCTTGTCACCAAAATAAAACAACTTGGAGACCGGATTTTTGAGAAGATTCTCAGCGAAAAGAATATTGA